TTTGGCTGGATTTTCTAAGGATGATATTGAAATTGAAATAGTAGAGGGTCATCTTGCTATTCGTTCTATAAAAGAAAATGTAGAAAGTGAAGGCACAATTCATCGTGGTATTTCTTATCGAAAATTTGATAGGAAATTTACTTTGGCTGATGATATTATAGTAAAAGAAGCTTCACTTGAAAATGGTATGCTTAAGATTAATCTTGAGCGTATTGTTCCAGATGAAAAGAAGCCTCGAATAATTACTATAAAATAAATTTGTAATAAATGGGAAAAGGGACTTTACATTTAGTTCCTTTTCCTTTATTATGATAATATAATGAAGGAGATATTATGAGCGAAGAGAATACAGCATTACCATTATTAGGTATAGATGGCGATGATAAAATGGAAATTACTATTGAACCAGCTATCCATCATGTGGTAGCAAAAGTTAAATTTGATATGTCTGTTGTGGATCAACTTAATGAAGAAATTGATAATGCATCAATTCCTAATGCTTCCTCACACCAGAGTAAACTTGTTGGTCAATTTAGACAAGATGAAAGATCAGCTCAACTTGAAATGGATTTAACTACATCAGTTGGAATACAATTCAAAACAATATTAAATTCTGCTGGAACATCATTTTTAAATAATGGTTATAATAAAAAATCTTACGCAGATTGTTATACTGTTTGGAGTAATCATTGTTATGGTGGTGATTATAATCCACTACACGAACATAGTACACCAACATATGCTGGTTTGTCTGGTTTTATGTGGTTAAAATTACCAGACGAAATGTTAGAACGTCAATTAAATCGTGGACAACATAAAGTAAATTTCAATACAACTGAAGGTCAATATGATGGTTGGAATCATATAATCTGGGGTTTAGGCTCTAAATCAGATTTGTATAGATTAAAAATGCCTGCTGAAGAATATGTACAGCCTGAAATTGGTACTATGTGGATTTTTCCTAAATGGTTACATCATCAAGTTATGCCATTCTATGGTTCTGGTGAACGCCGTTCTCTTGGTATGAATTGGAATGTCATTGAGTCTCAAGGAGAAATGGAAAAAATGATGACCCCAACAGAGTATTCTAGTTTTGTTGAAAGGATTCCTGATGATTGGGATAGAAATGAAGTCTATCCTATAGATATGGGTGGAATTACAATTCATGTGAAGTTAGATGATGCCTAATTTTATTCATACTGTAGAAATGCTTGATACATCACTCTGCGATGATTTAATAGATTATTATCATAACAGCAGTGAATATAAACAAAAAGGTGTTGTTAGTGGAGGGCTTAAACCCGAATCTAAAACATCTACAGATGTTACAATTTACCCCAACTCATCAAATAAATCTGTAGTAACCTATTTGAAGTTTGTAAATCAAGTTCTTGGTAGTTACAAAGAAACGTATGATGCGTTCATGTATCCAGTTTGTTTTGCAGAGGGAATGAACATTCAATACTATGAGCCAGGCGAAGGGTTTCCCAAGTGGCACTGTGAACGAGGTATGTATCAAACTAATCAAAGAGCATTAGCGTTCATGACATACCTAAACGATGTAACAGACGGTGGTGAAACTGAATGGTTGTATCAGGACAAAAAGTTAACACCAAAAAAAGGTTTAACTGCAATCTGGCCTACTGACTTCACACATACACATAGAGGTATTATATCTCCAACAGAAACTAAAATTATTATTACTGGTTGGTTCAACTATGTGGATGTTGCTGGAGCACATAATTATTACACTTCTGAGTATGCAAAAGTTATTACTCAAATGAAAGAAAATCCAGATGCAAAAGTGAGTCTTAATCTAGAGGATAAATTAAATGGATAAATATGAAAATTTTATAGAAACTGCAAATTGGAGCGTAAGGGAAGAGCCTGCTGTAAAGATTTTTAGTTTAGACCTTACTCCATCTATTGTTGATGAAGTGAATGAATACATTGATAATAACACCATACCAAACAATATAAATTATGCCGTAAATCTAGCAGGACAATTAAAAGAAAATGAAAAATCTGCACAGTTAGATTTTGACTGTAGTGCTGGAGTTGGTTTGCAACTAAAAGACCTTTTGGATACGATGGCAACTGCATACTTACAGAAAGCGTATAGTCGCATATCTAAAGCAATGGTTTCTGATCTGTGGACTAATCATGCATATGCTGGAGATTATAATCCAATACACGATCATGGTGTAAAAACAGAAGCTGGACTTAGTGGTATATTATGGTTAAAGGTTCCAAGTTGTATTAAGAGTGTTACTGAAGATGATGACGCAAAACAAGGTTTAACTAATGCTTCTGGTCTTTGTGATGGTTGGACACAATTGATCTGGGGTACAACTACACGTAAAGACGTATTACAATTAAGACCAGTAACAGAATCTTATGAACAACCTATAGCTGGTCGTTTAATAATATTTCCAAACTGGTTAAAGCATCAAGTATTTCCTTTTTTTGGTGAAGGAGAAAGACGTTCTCTGGCAGTAAACTGGAATGTTTTTGATACTAAAAAAGAATTAGAAGATCATCTTAATGGAGAAAAACAATAACTAAAATAGAATACAAATATAATGAAGACAAAGCTTTGTCTGAATTGAAAGAATACATCGACTCAACTTATGATGAACACTATAGTACGAACCAGTTTCAAGCTACAGAGTTTATTATTGACGGTGGACATGGTGAAGGTTTCTGTATCGGTAACATCATGAAATATGCACAACGATATGGAAAAAAAGATGGTTATAATAAAAGGGACTTGCTAAAAGTCATCCACTATGGTATTATAGCTTTATACAATCACAAAATCATGGAGAAAAGTGAATGAAATTAAGTAGTCAAACAATCAATGTGTTGAAGAATTTCTCAACCATTAACCAAAACCTTGTAATCAAGGAAGGTAGTGATATTGCTACCATGTCAGCAATGAAGAACATTGTTTCTAAAGCAAAGGTAGAAGAAGTTTTTGAAAAAGAATTTGCAATTTATGATCTCAATGAGTTTCTATCTGCACTGTCTTTATTTGGAACGCCAGATTTAGATTTTCAAGATGACTACGTTGTAATTACAGAGGAAGGTTCTCCTAAGTCTTTAAAGTATTGGTATTCTGATCCATCTGTGGTCACTTCCCCAACTAAAGATATTACTATGCCATCAACTGAGATTACGTTTAATTTTTCTAGTGATTCTCTTGCAGAAATTACAAGAGCTGCATCCGTCATTGGAGCTCCTGATATGGTTCTAGAAAATGGTAAACTAAGGGTTACTGATAAAAAGAATACAACTGCAAATGATTATGCAACTGAACTGGATGTTCCTGATAGTGATATTGATTATAAATTCTGGTTTAAAGTTGAAAACTTAAAACTACTTCCTGGCTCATATAGTGTCGAAGTTTCCTCAAAAAATATTAGTAAGTTTACTAACTCTAATGTTGAAATAGAGTATTTTATTGCTCTTGAACCTGAATCTTCTTATGCCGCTTAAAGTTAGGAACTTATATTATGGAAAGTTATTTATGGGTCGAACAATATCGTCCCAAGGATGTAAGCTCGTGCATACTTCCTAAAAATCTAAAAGACACTTTCATAGAGTTTGTTGAAAGTGATAATATACCCAACCTGATATTATCAGGTAGGCCTGGTGTAGGTAAAACAACTATTGCAAAAGCAATGATTGAGCAGATTGGTGCTACCTATATGATGATCAACGGTTCTGAGGAGTCAGGTATTGACGTTCTCAGAACTAAGATCAAAAACTTTGCTTCTACTGTATCACTTGAAGGTGGCAGAAAGTATCTAATACTTGATGAAGCAGACTATCTGAATCCACAATCTACTCAACCAGCCTTACGTGGTTTTATGGAAGAGTTTCATAAGAACTGTGGTTTCATTCTTACTTGCAATTACAAAAATCGTTTGATTGAACCACTACATTCTCGTTGTAGTATTATTGAGTTTAAAATACCAAAATCTGAAAAACCAAATCTTGCTTCTGAGTTCTTTAAAAGAGTTATAAGTATTCTTGATATAGAAAAAGTTAAGTATGATAAAAGGGTTATTGCCGAAGTTATTAATAACCATTTTCCAGATTGGCGTAGAACTTTAAACGAGCTACAAAGGTATGCAATATCAGGTTCTATTGATGCTGGAATGTTGGTAAATATTGGTGATGTTAATATAAAAGAACTTATGGTTGGTATGAAAAATAAGGAGTTTACTAATGTTAGAAAATGGGTTGTCAATAATCTTGATAATAATCCTGTTGATCTTCTTAGGGTTGTTTATGATAATCTCTATGAGTATGTGGATGGTTCTACTATTCCCCATTGCGTTGTGGTATTGGGTGAGTACCAATACAAATCTGCCTTTGTCGCAGACCAAGAAATAAATATGATGGCTTGTCTTACAGAAATAATGGCACGAGCTAAATTTAAATAAAGATTGATATTATGATTGATGATGAAAAACTAAACGAATTATACAACAAGTCGTTTGCAACAAATGTACAACTATCAGAAGAGTATTCTGTACTCGCAGTTGCTGGTGTGTTGTTAGGACAAGCTATGAGGATGTATAAGACAGTATTAGATAAGAATGAGTATGATGAAATGGTAGAAATAATTTCTGACACATCCAAAGAAGTTAGACCATATGATGAATTTTGTTTAGCAGAAGATTCGACTAAACATTAACAAATTGGATTTTTTATAATGATTGATATATATGATGATGTACTAGAAGAGCATAATGCTATTTTAGTCGATGATGCGATTAAACAGTTAGCTTGGAAGTATGATTATTCATCACAACCAAACAAACCAAACAAACATTGGCACATTCTTTGTGGACATAATGAAATAGAATGTACTGATGCTGGATTTGATTGGGCTCATAGTTTATTTCAAACAGCATTGGATAAGTTTAAATTTACAGAAAAGTATGATGTTGATACTTATCTTAGAATCTACATGAATGCTCATACACATGGCATAGAACCACATTTTCATCATGACGATGGAGATTTTACTATGATATATTATCCACGGCTTGATTGGAAATTAGAGTATGGTGGTGGAACTTATATTGATGGTAAACTAGCAGAATATAAAGGAAATCGTTTAGTTGTATTTGATGCAGCTCTTCTACATTCTGCAATGCCAGTTTCTAGAGAGTGTTACCAATTAAGAACTTGTGTTGTATTCAAGTGTAGTAAAAAAAACAGTAATGTTAGTTTCTTTAGAGATGCTATAAAAGATAATAGTAACAATTTCAAAGTGCAAGTAATAAACTAATGTATGAACTAAAAAACTACCTCAAAGCTATCAACGAAACTAAAGAACCTCTTATGGATGGAGAGGATGAAGAGTGGGAAAAGAAGTATCCACCATACATCGTTAATAAATGTGTGGCTCCTTTTCCTGATACAATCCAATTAGTTAACGAAATTAACCAATTACACCACCTAGATAAGAAACTTCAGTTTGATTTTTTGATAAATAGTCTTAGACCAAGGAAAAGATATACACCTTGGGTGAAGGCGATGAAAATTGATAATTTGGAATGTGTTAAAGAGTATTATGGATATAGTAATGGAAAAGCAAAGTCCGCTCTTGAAATATTATCTGATGAACAAATTTCTGCCATAAAACAAAAATTAAATAAAGGTGGAAGAAATAATGGAAGA